GCTATTAATCATACTTACCAAGAAATTGGATTATTCCCTAAGGCTATTGTATCAGGTGGAACAGGAATTTACTATTCAGCCGACAATATCTGGATTCTTGGTAGACAACAAGAGAAGAAAGGTACTGAGATTAAAGGTTATAACTTTATTATCAATGTAGAGAAGTCAAGATTTGTTAAAGAGAAGAGTAAGATTCCAATTTCTGTAACTTGGGAAGGTGGTATTGCCCCTTACTCTGGGCTACTCGGCGCTGCTATGGAAGGTGGGTTTGTTGTTAAGCCTACAATGGGTTGGTATGCAAGAGTTGATACAAGCACAGGTGAAGTTGAAGATCAAAAAGTTAGGGAAAAGGATACTCTTACTAAAGAATTCTGGGAACCTGTATTTAATAATACTGGATTTAAAGATTATTTAAAGGAGAAGTACCAAGTAGGCCATGCTGAAATGATTAAGGGCACTGAATGAATTTAGAGACTTTAATATTACGTAACTTAATTCATGATGACAATTATACAAGTACTGTAATACCACATTTAAAGCCTCATTATTTTGATGTCCCTCATAGGATAATCTTTAAAGAGATTGTCAATTTTGTGGCTCAATATGAGAAACTTCCTAATTCTGAAGCATTATCTATTGAACTTCAAAAGAATACGGATATACCTCAAGCATCAGTTGGGGAAGTGTTTTCTATTGTAGGTACTTTAAATGATGATATTAAGGATACCAATAAGGATTGGTTAATTGCTCAAACAGAGAAGTGGTGCCAGGATAGATCTATCTATTTGGCTATCATGGAATCAATTGAAATTATTGATGGTAAGCATGATACACTTCAAAAGAATGCATTACCTGAGTTATTGAGTGATGCTTTATCTGTGTCATTTGATACTAATATTGGTCATGACTATATTGATAACTCTGATGAGCGATATGACTTCTACCATAGAGAAGAAGAACATTTACCATTTGACCTAGAAATGTTTAATAAGATCACTAAAGGTGGATTAGTCAATAAGAGTTTAAATATTGCTCTTGCTGGCACAGGTGTTGGTAAATCTCTCTTTATGTGTCATGTTGCAGCAGGTGCTTTAACACAGATGAAAAATGTGTTATATATATCTATGGAAATGTCTGAAGAAAGAGTAGCAGAGCGTATTGATGCTAATCTAATGAATGTTCCTATTGACCAACTTGAAAACTTAAGTAAAGATATGTTTGATAAGAAACTTCATAAGATAACAAATGGTGGTATTGGTAAGTTAATTGTTAAAGAATACCCTACTGGGGCTGCTAATGCATCTCACTTTAGGGCATTGCTTAATGAGTTAAAGTTAAAGAAGGACTTTGTGCCTGAATTAATTTGTGTAGACTATTTAAATATTTGTGCATCTAGTAGAATGAAAGCAGATGGTGCTGGTGGTTCTTATCAATATGTTAAGGCAATTGCTGAAGAGTTACGAGGCTTGGCTATTGAGAATAACCTACCTATCCTATCAGCAACTCAAACAACAAGAGGTGGTTATGGTAACTCTGATGTAGGACTCGAAGATACTTCTGAGTCATTTGGTTTACCTGCCACGGCTGACTTAATGTTTGCTCTTATTTCTACCGAGGAGTTAGAAAATATGAACCAGATGATGGTGAAACAATTGAAGAATAGATATAATGATCCAACAGGAGCTACTAAAAAGTTTGTCGTTGGAATTGACAGAGCCAAGATGAGACTATATGATGTTGAAGACTCTGCCCAGTCTCTAAACTTAGGCACTACAACAGGTAGTAACAATGATAATAATTTTGAAGGATTTAGTGTATAATGAAAAGTAATAATATAAAAGGAAGTGTGAAGAACCCAAGTGTAGAACATCAGGATTCTTTTACCAGGGCTAGATTGGTTAGTTTCTCTCAACCAAGTGATGAATTTAAAGATGAAGGTCTTGATGATGTAATGGATTTAGTAGCATTCTGTGCTAGGGTAAGTAATCCATCGAATCAGTTTAATAAAGAAACTGCCGAGCAGCTTATTAAGTATTTGGTAAAACATCAACATTGGTCTCCTCTTGAAATGGCAAGTGCTTGCATTGAAATTGAAACAACAAGAGATATTGCTCGTCAAATCTTAAGACACCGATCATTTTCTTTCCAAGAGTTCTCTCAACGATATGCTGATCCTACTAAGGACTTATCATTTATGTTACGTGAGGCAAGGTTACAAGATACAAAGAATAGACAAAACTCTATTGAAAATGATGATGAAACATTAAGTGCTATGTGGAGAATTAAGCAAGAGAAGGTTATTAAAGCTGCTCTTGAAGCTTATGACTTTGCCATTAATAATGGTATTGCCAAGGAACAAGCTAGATGTGTGCTCCCAGAAGGTAACACTATGTCAAGAATGTATATGAATGGAACCATCAGAAGCTGGATTCACTATATTGATTTAAGAAGTTCACACGGAACCCAAAAAGAACATATTGAAGTTGCTCGTGAATGTGCTAAAGCTATTGCGGAGATTTTTAAGTTATGAATATTATTGGTAAATATAAAGAAAAGGTAAAATCATTATTAAAACCTAAGCCTGATTATGAAAAAATGTATAATGAAGAAAGAAAGAATGCTGAACACTGGGAGTTTAAATACAATAAGCTATATAGACAATTAGGTGCTATCATTAAAGAAAGTAATCAATAATTATTGCAAAATGGTTAACATATTCCTGCTAGTTGTGTTATAATATACATATAAACAATAAAAAGGAGTTAAAAATGAAAAAACTAATATTATTAACATCAATTGCTTTACTAGCATCTTGTAGTTCAACTGGTGGCAATTATTATGCAACTGATAACTATGGTTTAATTAGCAATGTTGGTAATTCATTAAGTGCCAATAAGTCTTATTCATATCAACATGTTGAAATGGATGGTGAGTTAGTAGAGAGATTTGAATTAAGACATGGTGATTGTGGTACTGATTATAAATCTGACTATACTGATTGTGGTAGAGGCAAGGGTAGACAAGAAGTAGACACCCAAACAACCGAACATGAAGTTATTGAAGTATTAGACTATACAAAACCTAATATAGTATGGTATTCATACTCAATTTACTTCCCTAAAGATTATGAAAATTATCAAAGGGATTATAATGGAATATCCACTATTTATGGTCAGGTTAAGTTGTATGGATGGGATATGCCAATGTGGAGTGTAAAGGGTGTGGAAGATGGACTTATGTTTGAAGCAGATACCTCAGGTGGTACATGTATCATTGCCCCTTGGGAAGAGGTTAAAGGAAGATGGACTAATATTACAGTAAGGGCAGATTATGATACTAAACATCGTGTTAATGCTCCTAACGGGTATATGTTTGATCCAAAAACAGACTATTCATATGCTGATGTTTGGGTAAATGGTGAACAAGTACCGGGGTGTATTACCTTTCAACCACTACTCAATAGTTGGACTCCAGGTCAATCCAGAAAACCTGATATGAGCAATAGAGTTCACTTTAAGCATGGTATCTATAGTACATTTGCTGATAAATATTTTCCACCACAAGTGGTGTATTACAAGGATATTAAAATACATAAATGATAATGAAACAATGGTGTGTGTTATTCCATGATGGCTCAGGTAAAGTTGTCTTGGGTCATTCAAAAGAACATATTAGACAAAAATTTAACAACGTGAAAAGCGTATTTGAAATGGGAAGGAAAACATGAGCAAAACAATGATTGATGGCATCGTATCAAGAGGCCAAAAGAGTAGAGATTTGAATGGTAATAGAATTGTAAAGAAATCTATGTCGCACGGTACATATAGATGTAAGCGACATCCAAATTCAAAAAGATGTCAGAGTTAGTTGATTGGTTAAACATTATTGCAATTATTATACTACTTGGTATAGTAGGTATAGTAATGGCAGTATTTATTTTATTATGGACACCATTTCTTTTATTAGGAATGGCATTGGATTATTATGACAGCAGAAAAACTATACGATAAGTGGTCATTCGTAGAAAAAGATTTAGATCAAGACCAGTGGTATGTTAAATTAACCGGTGGTAAATATCATGGGGTTGTATATAACTATAACTCTATTAAAGCAAATGAAACCACAGAGTCAATTGACTTTGATTATGAAGTTGTTGATTGGTTAGATGATAACCCTCACGGTGAACCTGAGTTTAATCAAGTAGCAGGTGATATACTTCAACTTGTGTTGAAAGATGCAATGGAAGCAGGTGATTATGTATTAGGTGATAAAGGTGAATCAAGAAGCACTGATAATACTAGCTGAAGAGTGTGCTGAAATCCAGCAAGCCGTTGCTAAGATTCAGCGATTTGGTGATGATGACAAGAACGTTAGACAATTAGAAAATGAAATTGGTGATGTTCTTGCCATGATTGCTATTCTTGGTCATGAACATGATATAGACCATGACGTAGTTCTGCGACGTGTTCCTGCTAAACTTCGTAAATTAAAGAAATGGAGTTCCATTAATGATCTTGATGACATAATCAAAAGTTTATAAATAACACTATAAGTATTAATAATAAAATATATGAAATCATTTAAGCATCATTATTTAACCGAAGGTAATACATCAAAGGCCTTTGATATGGAGCATGTAATTGTTTCTAGTGCTGGAGGCCCTTCATTTAAATCTAAATCTATTAAACCTGAGATTGGCGATAAGATTGTTAGCTCTTTGAAATTAATAGGTAAAGGATCATTCCCTGCCAATAGTTATCCGGCATCTAAAAGATGGAATGAACATTTCCCATCAGGTGCAAAAGGGTCAACACTCACACCAAAGACTGATTTTATTATTGGTAAGAAAAAGATATCTTTAAAAACAGGTGATGCACAACTAATGAGTGGTGGGAAAAATGAAGCATCAGCTACATTTTCTGTTGCGGCAGAAATGTCAGGTACTCAATTAGATAAAGCCATTATGGATATGCAAAAGCATATCGAAAATTTATTACCTAATACTGATATGACTAAATTAGATATTAAAGGTAGTAAAACAGAATTAACAAAGAAAGGTATGTTTAAAGACATTGATATTCTTAAAAAAGCTGATGATGCACATCATGCGTTTAAAAATGATTTAAGAAAATTATTTGCTTCTAATGCAGCATTTGCAAATGCTTTTGTATTTGAAGCAATGACTGGCCAAGTTAAATTTGGTAATAATCCAGGTACTGCAGATAACTTTTTAGTTACAGACTATGATGGTAATGCTACTATACATACTGTAACATCGATGGGGGATTCATATGTTAAGAAGATAGCCAAACAGGTTAAGCCTGATGTTAAATTCAAATCATCTCAAAAGACTGCATCTGCTCATAAATCAATTGAAAACCCTAAAGGTAAGACTGGATATTATACATTTTGGAGTGCTGTAGGTATTGGTATCAATATGGTAGTTAATGAAGCACTTGAGGATAGTAAAGATGATATGTTAACTGAAGGTTGGATTAAAGATGTAGTATCTAAAATTAAGAATTGGTTTAAGAAATTCTGGGCTAACATTAAGAAACAAATTGGGGACTCCTGGAGTAATCTAATGGAGTTCGCTGGGGTGTTACCAGAAGTTACTTTTAACAATACACCAAAATGGTAACATTTAAATCATACATTACAGAAGGTAAAAACGACAAGGCCATATTCCATGTTGTCTTTATGGCAGGTGGCCCTGGTTCTGGTAAGTCTTATATCAATAAGAAACTAGGCCTTAGAGCTTTAAACTTTGTTGATATTAACTCAGATTCTGCATTTGAACATGCCATGAAGAAATCCCTATTAGACCTTAACATGCCGAAAGGCCAAGACTATGCTAGGGATATTGTTAGGGGCCTTGCTAAGAAAACTACAATGAAAAAGAAAGGTCACGCACTCGATGGTAGACTAGGTATGGTCATCGATGGTACTGGTGCAAAGGCTAATAAGATTCAACAAATGGTTGATGACTTTACTAAGTTAGGTTATGAATGTGCCATGGTGTTTGTAGATACTGATCAACAAACTGCTCTTGATAGAAATAACCAAAGGGAAAGATCATTAAGGGCTTCTCTTGTTACTAAGATGTGGAAGGAAGTACAAGACAATAAGCCAACTTTTAAGAAATTATTCAAGGAACATTTTTATATTATTGATAATTCAGATGGTGCAGACGGCACAGATATAAATAAAGTTTATTCTAAACTAGCTACTTGGTCTAAGAAGTTACCAAACAATCCTCAAGTTAAAGCTTGGATGGACGCAAACTAATGAAATCATTTAAAGAACACTTAAACGAAAATGCACCGGCCCTTAGGTTTAAAGATTTATTACCTAAGAAGATTAAACATAAGCTTAACTTATTACTTAAGAAAGATAAGTATAAGGCAGCAATTAAAATGAAACATGAGATACATCGAAAGTATCCAGATTATTCAGAGGCTAAGATACTGCGAATAGTTTCTGATTTTACCCACATTAAACTTAAAGAACTTAAAGCTGTATTAAATAGAAAAACCAGATATGAAGAAGTTTAAAAGCTATATTACAGAAGCTAAGAATACCCACATGGGTCATATTGAAGATGCTGTTATCGATGGTGGTGTTGACGGTACTAGAGCAGCTATTAACGCATTAAGAGACTTGAGGAATATGTTAGGAGGTCATACAAATGACACAAAAGCAGTCACAGTTAAATGGGATGGAGCCCCTGCAGTATTCTGTGGAATCGACCCGAGCGACGGAGAGTTTTTTGTCGCGAAAAAGGGAATTTTTAACAAAGAACCTAAAGTGTATAAGTCATTTAATGATATTGATGATGATACTTCAGGTGACTTATCTGATAAGCTTAAAGTTGCTTATACTGAATTAAAGAAGTTAGGTATTAAGAAAGGTGTATATCAAGGTGATATTATGTTCACCAAAAATGATTTAAAGAAGGCTACTATTGATGGAGAGAAATACATAACATTCCATCCAAATACTATTGTATATGCAGTACCAGTAGCTGATGCTAAAGAGATAACACAAGCTAAGATTGGTGTTGTATGGCATACGAAGTACACAGGGGCAACCTTTGATACTATGTCTGCTTCATTTGGAGTTAAAGGAAATGAGTTTAAAAAGGTATCATCAGTATGGAGTAAGAGTGCTGACCTTCCTGAAGTACCTATGGCAACACTCACAAAGAAAGAAACTGATGCAATATCTAAACACATTTCTCTTGCAGGTAAGATATTTCAAAAGATATCAAGTGGTGTACTTAAGGATGTTTCAACCAATAAAGAGATTAATCTATATATTAATACATTTAGAAATACTAAGGTTAGAGCTCAATCAGAAATTAAGAACACAACAACCCACGTTAAGGAATTGATGACTTGGATACATAATAGGTACGATAAAGAAATTGATAAACTTAAATCTGACAAGGGTAAAGCACGTAAGAATGCTAAGAAGATTGAAGCACTTGAATGGTTCAATAAAGAAAATACAAAGAATTTAATTCTTATGTTCGATATGCAAAATCATTTGGTTGATGCCAAAAGAGAATTACTTAAGCATCTTAATAAGATGGATAGTATAAATACCTTTGTGAAAACAAAAGATGGTTATAAGGTTACCGGTGCTGAAGGTTATGTTGCAATTGATCATTTAACCAATGGTGCTGTTAAAATCGTTGATCGAATGGAGTTTAGTTTTAATAACTTCTCTAAGGATATAATTAAAGGGTGGGAGTCCGAGTCAAGAGGATGATTAAAGGTTTTAAGGAACATTATTTAAAAGAAGCAGCTTCTGAAGAGATTATTATTACGTTTGGTAGATTTAATCCACCAACGAATGGTCATGAGAAATTACTCGATGTGCTTGCTAAAAACTCTAAGGGTTCCAAGTATAGAGTATATGCTTCTCAATCAGAAGACAAGAAAAAGAATCCATTAGCCTTTACTGATAAGATTAAATTTATGAGAAAGATGTTTCCTAAACACGCAAGGGCTATTATATTAGATAAGAAGGTACGTAACTTCTTTGATGCACTTGTTATTGCATACAATGATGGGTATAAGAAATGTACTATTGTTGTTGGTTCGGATAGAGTATCTGAATTTGATAAGGTATTAAATAAGTATAATGGGAAGAAGGCCGGCCATGGTTTTTATGACTTCGATGGTGGAGTTAATGTAGTCTCGGCTGGTGAACGCGACCCTGACTCTGATGATGTATCAGGTATGTCTGCTTCTAAACTGAGAGCAGCTGCGAAGGACAATGACCTTATTACATTTACAAAGGGTATGCCTAAAGGATTCAAAGGCGCCGAGGCGTTAATGAATGCGGTTAGATCCGGTATGGGTCTTAAAGAACACTTCTCTTTCAGAAAAGATATTAAATTAGGTAGAACATCATACATCAGAGAGAAATATATTGATGGTGATCTATTTAACTTAGAAGATAATGTAGTGGTTGTTGAAACATGTGAGACAGGCACTATAAATAAACTATGTAGCAATTATGTAGAAGTTAAATTGGATGAATCAAAAGAAACAAAGAACTTTTGGCTCTCCGATATTTGTTTAAATAAGGAATAAGAATATGGCACATACAAGAGTAGGTTGGTTAGCAAACGCAACAATGAAGGACAATGGTATCTTCGCAGACAATGGTGAAATGTTAGTATCAGGTAAGTTTGATTCTGATGCACAAGCAGCATTTAATCCAAAAGCAGCTAAAAAAGAAACTAAGAAAGCAAAGAAAAAATCTGAAGACTAATACATTATGAGATTATATTATGAAATTAACAAAAGACAACTTTGAGCTATATGCTTCTAAGCACTATCAAAGAAGTAAATGGGTAACGACTGAAGAATTTAAAGGTGATTTAGCTCGTTTCAAATATGTTAATAGATTGATTAATAGATATTATAGGGATGATGATTTAAAAGAAAGACTTATACTTAATCATATTATTATTTTGGCTAATGGATTTGGCCCAGGGCCAACTGCAAAGATGTTAATGATTAAAATGGATGATTGTTTAAAGCCAATTATTAAATCTTTCTTAATTTATCTTAACTATTTACCAGATGAACTATATGTTGATATTCCATTAGATTCAACTATTATTAATGTATTAAGAAAACTATGAGTAAAGCAGTAGATTTATATTTTAGCTTTAGATTTTTAAAGTTATTAACAACCAAATGGAAAGATACAGATGCTTTCTCTGAAGGTGTTATAGACTCTAAAGGTAAGCTACTTATTAAAGTAAAAGATCTTGAAACAACTGCTCAGAAGGATTCATACTCTGTATTCCATAGATTGGTCTTTAACATTAAGAGACTTATTGAAAGGGTTCCATTTGGATCATCACAAATTAAATCATACGCCGCGGCTCTATTCTTAATCAGAGAAGAAACTGGTATGGATGAGGAAAATATCTTATCTATTTTATCAGAATTAGGTGTTGATACCGACCTATATATCACTGAAGACTCTGAGCTCTTTGAAGTAGGTGATTATATATTGAATGAAGATATATATGGAGCTTCAAAGGGCACACCAATCACCATTAGTGATACAACAAGTGTGGGTTTCTTCTCTGGAATCCCTATATATAAAACTACAAACAACTTATATATTACCTCAAATAATATTAAATAAGGGTTTACTTTTAACCTAAAATGTGATATAATATAACTATATTACTTGAATTATAGACTATAAATTATGAACCTAGAAGTGACAAAAAGGGATGGTCATAAAGAACCATTTCACCTATCAAAAATCCACAGAGTCCTAGACTGGGCATGTGAAGGTATTACAGGTGTATCAGTATCAGAAATTGAGCTTAAAGCAAATGTTCAATTATATGATAACATGGATACAGACCACATCCACGAGTTACTTATTAAAAGCTCGGCTGATTTAATATCAGAACAAACTCCAAATTACCAATTCGTCGCGGCACGCCTAGTTAATTATAAGCTTCGTAAGCATGTGTATGGTCAATTCGAACCTACCGATGTATGTTCGCATATTGAAAATAACATTGCCCTTGGTGTATATGATGATGATATTCTTAACCATTATACCAAAGCAGAATTACAGTATGTAACTGATGAAGTTATTAAGCATGAGAGAGACATGGACTTTACTTATGTTGGGATGGAACAATTCAGAGGTAAATACCTAGTTCAAAATAGAACAACAGGTAAGATTTATGAAACACCACAAATGTTATATGCTATGATTGCTTTAACATTGTTTGCTTCTTATAATGGTAAACGTATGAAGTATGTAAAAGACTTCTATAATGCCATTTCACAATTTTACATTTCGTTACCAACTCCCATCATGGCTGGGGTGCGTACACCGACAAGACAATTTTCATCTTGTGTGGTACTTGAGTCTGATGACTCATTAAACTCTATTAATGCCACAGCTTCATCTATTGTCCAATACATTTCAAAGAAGGCTGGTATTGGTATCAATGCGGGTAAAATTAGAGCTGTTGGTTCACATATTGGAGATGGTTCTATTGCCCACACAGGAGTGATACCATTCTTAAAGTATTTTAAAGCAGCTGTTAAATCATGTTCTCAAGGTGGTGTAAGAGGTGGGGCCGCAACAGTATATTTCCCGCTATGGCATTTAGAGTTTGAAGACCTTGTTGTATTAAAGAACAATAAGGGTACAGAGGAAACTCGTGTACGTGAACTTGACTACTGTTTCCAATTCAATAAGTTAATGTATGAAAGACTATTGACTGGTGGTAATATTACGTTCTTCTCTCCAGATGAAGTACCTGGTTTATATGAAGCCTTTGCTGAAGATCAAGATGAGTTCAAACGCTTATATGAGAAGTATGAAAAGAAAAGAAACATTCGTAAAAAGACATTGCCAGCCCTTGAAGTATTTTCTAAGTTCTTAACAGAAAGAAAAGAGACCGGAAGAATATACTTACAGAATATAGATCATGCAAACACTCATGGTTCATTCGATGAAGCAGAAGCTCCTATTAAACAAAGTAACTTATGTTGTGAGATTAATCTTCCAGCCTCAGGCCTTGATGATTATAATGATGATGAGAGTGGTGAAATTTCTTTATGTACATTAGCAGCAATCAATTGGGGTATGATTAATGATCCTAAAGACTTTGAAAAGTATTGTGACCTATCAGTAAGAGCATTAGATGCATTACTTGATTATCAAAGCTATCCTGTTAAGGCAGCAAAAACATCTACCTTTAATAGAAGACCTCTTGGTGTAGGTATCATTAACTTTGCTTACTTCCTTGCGAAGAGAGGTCTTAAGTATAATGATGAAGCATTAGAAACTGTCGATGAATATGCAGAGGCTTGGTCATATTATCTTATTAAGGCTTCTAATAAATTGGCACAAGATAAAGAAGCATGTCCTAAGTCATGGCAAACAAAATACTCTGAAGGAGTATTGGCAATTGACACATATAAGAAAGAAGTTGATGAATTGGTTAAGCCACAGGAAAGAATGGATTGGGGTTCGCTTAGAGAAGATTTAAAAGAGTTTGGCATTCGTAACTCAACTCTTATGGCTCTTATGCCAGCAGAGACAAGTGCTCAAATATCCAATAGTACAAATGGTATTGAACCACCAAGAGCTTTAGTAAGTTATAAACAAAGTAAAGATGGTGTTATGGCTCAAGTAGTACCTGGTATTCATAACCTTAAAAACAAATATGATCTTCTTTGGGACCAAGAGAGCCCGGAAGGTTATTTAAAAATTATGGCAGTGCTTCAGAAGTATATCGATCAAGGTATCTCTGTTAACACCAGTTATAATCCGGAACATTATGAAGATAATAAAATCCCTATGAGTGTAATGCTTAAGGATCTTATTACATTTTATAAGTACGGTGGGAAACAACTATATTATTTTAATACGAATGATATGGCTGGTGATGTGAGTGACGATGATTGTACATCATGTAAAATTTAGGAGAAATATATTATGTTAGAAAGAACAAGTAACGGGTATTTAGTAGACCCATCAATTTGGTCAGAAGAGATCATGCATGAAATGGCAAAGGAAGATGATATTGTATTAACTGAATCTATGGTTAATCAAATCTTAAAGGCTAGAGAGTATTTTGATGAGAATTCAAGTGTACCACCAATTAGAACATTTTCTAAATACGTTGGTATTGATAAGAAGATTCTATTCAAAGAATGGTTAACTGGCCCTATGAAGCCTATTACAAAGTATGGTGGAATGCCCCAACCGACGGGTTGTGTGTAAAATAAGGGTTTACTTTTGAACGAAAATGTGTTATAATATATTATATAAACACTATAAATAAATTAGCTATTCATTGAATAGCAATGTTTTTCAACAATGGGAGTTGAGAACATCCGAAATGATGTTAAACTATTTTTTAACAATATAGGAGAAATCTATGTTAGATAAAGTTGTAGGCTGGATCAAGGCCGGAACTGAAGCAGGTGTAGCATTAATTGCTTTTGCAATTGTATTACAAGTAATCTTCGGTGGAACTGTACCGTTTGTTGGTGGTGATATCATCGCTACTATTACTGGTATCGTTGCTCAACTTGGTGCTCAAGGTCTAGTTGGTCTTGTTGCGGCTGCTGTACTATACAAGATCTTCGATAAGTAAGATGTGAGAAATCCGTTGAAATATACGGGTCAGTTTTATTAGTTTTTCTGCATAACCCAAAGAACTAAGAACCACTTTCAGACTGAGGATCCTCGGTCGCTATAATGGAAGATAAGGATTGGCTAAAGTCGATTGAGTGCTTCCACCTAATTTGGTATAAGGCGTGGGTTATAACCATAGCCTTTACCATTTACTCTTTATTGGAGTTATGTAGGACACGAGTTCAATTCTCGTCGACTCCACCAATGAAGGCATTGTTCCCCGCAGTGTCTTCTTTAGTGGGGTTGCTAGGTTTCGACTAGGTAACAGAAGATTTAGAGTTGTAAGACCAAGTAAACGCAAACGCAAATACTTACAGTTTAGCTGCTTAGGACCGGCTAATGGGGATTTAGGCAGGGTGTTCCTTATTATCAAAACACCCTCCAACAAATTATAGGGGATTATATTATGCATTCAGTATTTCAAATTAATACTAAAGACTATTTAACTAAAACAATGTTCTTTGATGAACCGGTTGATATCGCTCGATACGACCAAGTTAAATATCCACATATCCAAAAGTTACAGGAGAAAATGTCTTCATTCTTTTGGACACCAGATGAGATTGATGTTACAAAGGATAAGATTGACTTTAATAAGTTAACCGAGTCTGAACAACATATCTTTACTGCTAATCTTAAAAGGCAAATACTACTTGACTCTGTTCAAGGTAGATCCCCTAACATTGCATTACTTCCGATTTGTTCTTTACCAGAGGTAGAGTTACTTATTGAAACGTGGGCATTCTTTGAGACGATTCATTCTAAATCATATACACATTTAATTAGAAATGTATACCCTAATCCATCAATGGTATTTGATGAAATGGTAACCATTAAAGAGATTGTAGAATGTGGAGATGATGTAAGTAAACACTATGATGCTCTTATTAATTTTAAAGGGAAGTATGGGTCATACGAACATAAGAAAGCTTTATATTTAACAATGATGTCTATCTTTATTTTAGAAGGTATCAGATTCTATGTTTCATTCGCATGCTCTTGGGCCTTTGCAGAACTTAAGAAAATGGAAGGCAACGCTAAGATTATTAAGATGATTGCAAGAGATGAGAATACTCACTTGTCTGCCTCTATACATATTATCAAAGGTCTTATGAAAGAAGATGAAGACTATGTTAAGATCAAAGATGAAACTGAAGATGAAGTGATGGGTATGTTTGCCTCAGCAATTGAACAAGAAAGAGATTGGTGTGACTACCTATTTCAAGGTGGTTCAATGATTGGTCTTAACTCTAGTTTATTAAAAGAATATATAGAATGGATTGCATCAAAAAGAATTAAAACTGTGGGTTACTCTGTACCTTTTCATGTTAGTAAAGCTAACCCATTACCATTTACTGAAAAATGGATTGGTGGTGGTAATGTACAGGTAGCACCCCAAGAAACTGAAATCACCTCTTATGTAATTGGTGGTGTTAAACAAGACGTAGAAGAAAATACTTTAAAAGGATTAAGTTTATGAAGAATATTATATGGACAACTAAGTACTGTCCATTTTGCGATAAAGCAAAGAAGATGATGGAAGACAGAGGGATGACATTTGAAACTAGATTAGTTGATGGCGAAATGTGGACCTTAGATAATTTATTAACCTATGCACCAGATGCTAGGACCTATCCTCAAGTATGGTTAGGCGAAAAACATATTGGTGGATGTGATGACCTTGAAGCCCACTTTGCATTACAGGAGATGGGAATAAATGGTTTGTGAACAATGTAATTCAGAATATGAAATTCTGGTTGATGTTGATGGCAAAGAGATGGTATCAGCGCCTGAAATGGAGATTGAAACTCCTTATTGCCCGTTTTGTGGATGTGAATGTGAGGACTGGCGAGATGGATTCGACGAAGTGGACGTATGAAGGTAAAGAATTTACCTCAGATGATATCAACGAGTATTATGGTTTTATTTACCGTATCACTAATTTGGATAATGGCCATGATTATATTGGACGTAAGTACTTCAAGAGTAAACGAAAGCTTAAACCACTTAAAGGAAAAAAGAATAAGCGATCTAAAATTGTTGAAACCGACTGGCAAGATTATTATGGCTCAAGTAAAAGATTATTAGAAGACATCGAGTTATTAGGTAAAGAAAACTTTAAGAGAGAAATAATTGAGTTGTGCTTGACACGGGGCAACACAAATTATGCTGAATTAGTATGGCAAGTGAAGGAAGATGTATTATTAAGAGAAGACAACTACAATGGTATTATTGCTATTAAGATAGGTGTTGGATCAGTGAAGAATTATATAATGGAGAATAAAGATGGTAATAGTTGATTATAATGGAATTGGAATTGGCTCAATTATGGGGCAATTGGGTAGGGGTGAAGAATTAAGTGAAGAGCTTATTCGACATGTCATTTTAAATAACTTAAGATCATATAGAGTTAAATATCCAGCTCATACTTTTGGCGAAATGGTTATTGCATGTGATGATAGATCTTGGAGACGAGATATCTTTCCTCAATACAAAGCAAATAGAACAACCTCAAAGGAAACTGACAAGTATGATTGGGATGAAATTTTTAGAATCCTTAATCTTATCACGGCTGAAATCACCGAGAACTTTCCTTACCCAGTAATCAAGATAGAAGGTGCAGAGGCAGATGATATTATTGGTGCTCTTGTGACATATAAGACTCAACCTATGATGGCAGAAAAGGTAGTTATTATTTCCGCTGATAGGGACTTCATTCAATTGCACATTAAAGGTGAAGTGATTCAATTTTCTCCTATGCAACAGAAGATGGTAACACCACTAGAATCAACCGCGGCCAGATATGCATTCGAACATCTTATGAAGGGTGATTCTGGTGATGGTATTCCTAATGTTCTATCCCCGGACAATTCATTTACGGATAAGATTAGACAAACACCAATGCGTAAAAAGTTAATTGATGAATGGTGGGAAAATAGAGATAATCTTAAAGCTGTTATGCCGGAAGAAGCATTTAGAAACTATATCAGAAATAGAGAGTTAATTGATCTTGATAGAACTCCACAAAAAATCAAAGATGAATCAATAACACAATTGGAAAGTTATAAATATCCTAAAGAAGGAAGTGTTTTGAATTTTTTAATCGAGAAAAGAATGAATTTATTAATTGAATGTGCAGGTGAATTTTAGAATGGAAATACATGAAATCCTCAAAGCGGTAGGGGAAGTAAACTCAAGGGCTATGAAAGCTCAAATACTAATGGACAATGACTCTGTTGCATTACGTAGTATCATGAGGATCAACTTTGATCCTGATTTAATTATATATGTATCTAATGATCTTGACTGGACACCAGCTCCTAATTCGTCTCAATGGTATACATCATTAAAGAATGAGACTAAGAACTTAGTACCATTAATCAAAAGACCTCTTGATAAAGCACATCAAGAACGAAATGATTATAAATTCTCTGAAATTTTAGAAAGCATGGATCCACTCGATGCTAATATTCTAATGGATGTCAAAAACAAAAAACTTAAGGTCAAAGGGTTAACACTCAAATTGGCCGAGGAAATTTGGGGACGACGAATCTTTAATTAACATGGATATGACACCAAACGAGATTTTAGTTTTATTGGTTTTTATGTTTGGTTTATTTGCTATGATTTGGTGCACAAACCACGACTAATATTATGCCAACATACGACTTTAGACATAACGACACCGGCGAAGAATGGGAAGCCACAATGGGTTATAATGATAAGAAAGCCTATTGTGAAGAACATAATTGTGCCCACGTAATACTATCATCACCTAAATTTGTTTCAGGTATTAAAGATGTTTGGTCTCAGACTGATGAAGGTTTTAAAGAACGAATGAAAGGTATTAAAAATGTTGGTGAATGCAAATAATATAATTGAAAAATAAATTTATACGATTGCTTAAAGCAAACCACCACCGGATAGATTTTATAAGTTATATGGGTGGATGTGGTGGTGAATATTTGGCATTAACTATATCAAATTTATCTAATGACTATCCATCATACAGTATGGATAGGTTAAACCAAAATGATATTCATACAAATAGGTGGAGTTTTTATGATGATCCATTTTTTGGTTTTTGGGGTAAATTAGTAAAATATTCAAGAAACAATGATATAACCTTTACTGATTGGGGTTCAATTGCTGATGTGTGGTGTGAATTTTATAAAGATAAAGATTTAAATATACATATAAAATCAATTGAGGATCATTTTGATAAGTACCCTAGGATGCTAATTAGAATGCACGGACCTTTCAAAGGCTTTAAAGAATTATTTACCAAATCAAAACATATCAGTATAACAGTTGAGACATCTGAGTGGTATGCCTATATTAAATATCTAGTCTTAATTAAGATACTTGGTATTTCATACCCCGATAAAGATGTTGCTTTAAATTTTATACGTGATTCGTGGAGTGTCGCCAATAAAGTAGGGGCATTTAAAATAATAGATAAAGCGATTTTTATGAATCGGATGAATATTATATTAAATAGTTCTGATGATCTTAGAGCACATAGTGTTATAGCATTTGTTGATCCTTGGGCATTAGGTTATCGTGGTTCATACGAAGATATTATAAGTAAGGTTTTAGCAAAAGATCCTATTGAATATAATAAATTTGAAACATTGTTGGCAACACCTGAAGGGATAAGAACTCTCGCATTTAGTGATGACACTATTAAACCAGAGTTCAATATTGTTGAAGGTGTTAAGGTTAACACCTTCTTAGAGGAAAAATACGAACAACATAAAACTATAAGACCTATGTTTTATGCCGGTGACTTAGAGAAAATAGGTATCGCTGAATTATTATATAGTGACAAATTACCTATTTTATTCAATGTTGATATTGATAAATATAGTAAGCAAATGTTAATATGGCATCAACGTAATATGGATATGATATACGATTTGGAGTTAGATTTAAATATACTATTAGTGAATGACTTATGGGAACTATAGCAGAAAAGAAAAGATTTATAGCAGCAATGGGATCAATGGCTGATACATTTGATTTTATTCATGGTGACGGTGGTTCAGGTGCAGAATTTATTTGTATATATCTATCAAATAATTGTGATAGATATATACCATTCAATGATAATACCTCAGGTGCATGGATGTCATATAATAGATTTGGATATAAAGAAAGATTTATGAAAAATTTCTTTTTAACTTTAGGTATGCACTCTATAAATTTCAATACAAAGTTTGACACCTGGGGTGAGGTTTATGAAGGTTGGGACATCATGACGACTCGTAATATGGAAGTTAGAAATAATATTATTGAAGGAATCGAAGGCTTTAAAGAAATGTATCCAGGTAAAAGAATCTTATGTAGAACACATGATGCGTTTTATGGATTTGAGAAATTATTTCCTAACTCAGATAGTATTCATTTAAAAGCTAAAAATGAGAAATGGTTAATGTATAGAGAACTTCTGGTTGGTATAAAGGTGATGGGATCCGAAACAGGGCTTGAAGGTGATAAATTATATACACATTTAATGAATACATATGATACATTAGCCAGAACTGAAAATTCAGGTGTTATGACACCTACAGCAATCATAAATAAGTCTCAAGGATGGATGAAACCAACAGAATTTTTATCCAGAGATGAATTTAGTAAAAGAATTAAGATTATTATAGATTCAGACACTCCAATGAATACACATTATCCCATTGCACTTATGATGCCTGAACGTGTTGGAGCATCAAAAGAGGAGAAAAAATCATTATTGGATATAGAGCCATTCCTATTAAATAGTAAAGATTGGTATTGGAATACTAGTTATGCTGGCCACAAATATAAAAGAAGAATGAAATTCACAAATTGGTTTAATGATTCATACAACCCAGAGGAATGGAATAGAGCTGGTAAATATTTTTGTTTATCAGAATATATATTTGAAGATGACTTTGCACTTCACTACAATATAGATCCTATTAAATTTCACAAAGCTATTTTCGATTGGCATGAAAAAAACATGGATCTTATATATGAAACAGAAATATATTTGGAAGAACAATTGCTCAAACCAGATATAAATTATTTTGTAAAATAGGGTTTACTTTTGTCCTGTTTTGTGTTATAATAGTATTATGATATTTAAACATGAACCTATTGATCTGGGCTATAAAGATCTAAGCTGCGTTACAAAAGAAACTGGTAGAAAATATGAAACACCAAAGGGCAATTCATATTCATCAATTACTACCATACTATCTCTACAATCCAAAGAAGCTATTAAAGCTTGGAGAGCCAGAGTAGGACCTGAAGAAGCCAATAGGATATCACGTAAGGCTTCATCTCGAGGCACTGCAGTACATACCATTGCTGAAAAGTATGTTAACAATGACCCAACTTGGAATGACGCTCCATTACACGCCGTGGGTTCATTCATGGACATAAAGCCTATCCTCGATAAAAGATTAACAACTGTGTATGGTCAAGAACTTCCGTTGTACTCTGATCATTTGGGTGTCGCAGGAAGAGTGGATTGTGTTGGTGTATTTGATGGACAGATATCTATTATTGATTATAAAACATCAAGCAAACCTAAGAAGTTGGAATGGATAAAGAATTACTTTATTCAAGAATGCTTTTATGCTATTGCTTGGGAAGAAAGAACGAAAATGCCAATTACACAATTGGTAACTATTATTACTGTTGATAATAATGAGCCCCAAGTCTTTATTGAGCATAGAGACAATTGGGATAAGGAATTAATTAGATGTATAAAGGAGTATAATGAACAATAAGACAATGGGTTTACTAGATGGGCTAATAGGTAATGATGAAAAGGATATGTTCTCTGCTTCTATTGGTACACAATATGATTATTATTTGAGTGGTGCTATTGAATCGCCTGAGCAGTACACTGATATGTTTCACCAAATACGTAACGCTACTTCAAATGATACTATTAACATGCATATCAATAGCCCTGGTGGATCACTCGCTACAGCATTACAATTCTTTAGATGTTTGGGTGAATCACAGGCAACTATTGTAGCTTCAATTGAAGGAGAATGTATGAGTGCTGCAACCATTCTTATGATGCAGGCCGACGCTTATTTTATATCACCACACTCTATGTTTATGTTCCATAACTATTCAGGTGGTGTATTTGGTAAAGGCGGTGAAATGATGGATCAATTAGAATTTGAACGTTTATGGTCAACCAACTTACTACATGATGTATATAAAGACTTCTTAACTGAAGACGAGGTTAATACTATTCTTGATAACAAAGACATTTGGTTAACCTCAGATGAAGTATCCGAAAGACTACAAACTAGAGCAGATAAAGTAACAAAGGAAAATGATGAAGAATGATTTATGTGATACCTGTGCTAAAGCATACAAAGGTGGTTGTCCAATTTGGCCTACATTAAGATCAACAACATATTGCGTAGAATATATTAAAAGAGGATCGGTTCCTACCACGAAGAAATAGGTATCCCTATGGGGATACAAAAAGGTATCCCTATTTAGTTGCAAAATAAACGATAAAATGGTTTACTTTTGGTGCATGTTATGTTATAATATACATATACAAAATAAAAAAAGGAGTTACAAAATGCAAAACACAACACTAAAACAGCAATTACAAATGTCAATCACTTTAGCTTGTCTTAAGGATGAGAACAAATTTGAAGATGGTGATATTAACTGGAATTATGTAGATGCAGATGTTACAATGGACTACCCTAATGCTCCTAATGATTTAATTGTTGAATTACTTAATAAGACTGCTGATGAATACTATAAAACAATTGGTAGAAATAAAGCTGAATCAACAGCATTAAGAAATATTGACTTTACATCTGGTATGGTTGAATGTAAAGATGGTTCAGGTTGGGTGGTAGCTTAATATGAAAGATAATATTATTTTAGTAGATTGTGACGGTGTCCTATTAGATTGGGAACCATATTTTTATAACTGGCTTAAAGAGAAGCATGGATTAGAAATTCAAAATCCAAAGGAATATAATGTAGGAAAGGCCTTAGGTATCCAGCCTCATGAAGGTAAACGATTGGTTGAAGCATTCAACTCTTCAGTTCATATGTCTAATCTTGGCCCTCTTCGTGATGCAGTTAAATATGTACGTAAGTTATATACAGATCATGGTTATCGTTTCCATGTAATTACTTCTCAAACAAGTGATGAAGCGGCAAGGGAATTTCGTAGGTATAATCTTAATAAGTTATTTGGTGCTGAAGTGTTTGAAGGATTTACTATTCTTAATCAAGGTGAAGATAAAGATAAAGAACTTGATAAGTGGAAAGACTCAGGTTGTTACTGGGTAGAAGATAAGCCTGCTAATTATGAGGCTGGTGAGGAACGTGGATTAACACCTATTCTGATGGGTCATGTCCACAACGATGGTTACAAAGGAAATGTTCTTTGGAACTGGGGTGAAATTTATAATAAAATAACAGGAGAAGTGTAATGGATACAGTTAGTATGTTAGTTGGAGCTTTTATTGGAATGGTATCGGTTGTGGTGTCAATGATGATTGTTGGTGTTGAAATGCAATATAAGGAAAAGAAATGATAGATCAAATGACAGTATTATTTTTGGTAGGCTTTGCTATGGCAACCGGATTTTGGATGGGTTCTATGCATGAGTCATCTAAAGATTTACATAAAAGAATAAAGGAACAAAAAGGATGTTAGAATATTATCAATGGTATATTGTAGCCGCCTTTATGATTATTTCATATTATATTGGGGTTGCCTCTGGGATTAATCAGACAACACAAGAAGTGATAGACATAATCGAACATGAAGAACGAAAAAAGTAGATAGCTCCGCTTTTCCCGATGTTTAGTGATATGAGCTTAGCTGAAAAACTGCTAAGAGGTACTTCACTAAAATCGGGTTTTTTATATAAATATATATTAACATATAATAATATAGTTATATAAATAAAATAAACAAGAGGATTTACAACAATATAGGAGAACAATTATGTTCAAATTTTTAATAGCAATGATGTTTACAACATCAATCTTTGCGTGTAACTTAACACAAGAAGAAAAAGATAAGAAAGCAAGTAATGGCATGTGGTCTGAGTATTCATTCCCAGTGGATGAAAAGTCAAAGACTCAAGCATATAATATCACAAATGGTTTTTGGGAGAGTGTAAAATGGGATTAAGAGATAACTTAAACGTAGTGTATGCTGCTTGGAAGATGAATTGTCCAGGCCCTAGATTATACAGATGGATTAAGAACCATCTTGCAAACTTAGATTCAAAGTAGTATGGAATTATATATTATTAACGGGATAATGTTAATGGCGGTTTTATTTGGCATTTACATTACCCAAGCTGATAGAAACTTTTTCTGTCAGAAAATGTGGAGTAAACTATGGGACAAAAAATGAAAGGTGTATTAATCGCAATAGCATTATGGACAGGGTTAATTCTATTCGGTAATAATGCCCGTGCACAAGTAACAATGGATGTTGATAAATGGAATGGTCCATCTGGTACATATAGATGTGTTAATACTAGATCATGTTGGTTATTATATAGAGCAGCTGAAGCAAGAGGTGACACTTA